GTTAGGGTCTTATTCAGTAACGTGAAAGCAGGAACTCGTAGGTCGTTACCCTGAAGAACGTCGATTACGTCTACGATTGGATTCCTGAACGTATCTAAGATCTCCTTCTTCGCCAGTGCTCCTAATGATGTGTAACCACCACGCAGAGAAGCTAACAGTTGGCCGATTCTATCGAGTTCCTGTCCCACTGCTCTAGTCAATGGATGAAAGGGACTTAGAGTCGGAAGATCAGCCTTTAGGGCGTCTTTCCGTTCCTTGAACTTCTTCGAGAAGGATTGTAATTGAGTATGAAGTAATGAAGTCCCCGCGCACTCATGAATTGCCCGTGAAACAAGCTCGGTTTCACGTAGCAGAGCATCTAATCTCTTAATCTGTTCTACGACAGCAGTGAAGAGATAAGCCTCTTCTATATCTTGGTCCGTCATCGCCTGCCCAGGGTACATACGTGTCAAACCAAGATTCTCTGATACGGGACCTGTCGGGCGCTGGAGTCCAGTTACATTCCCTGGAAGAGCATTGAGTATGATCAGTCGACGACCCGATTCTTGATCAACCATGGCGGTCCCGGCTGCAAGTGCTAACTTACTGTCCGAGAAGAATCCACGGGAGATCAGAACCTCTTGGAAACCCACGACATTGGATGCTGTGATTCCTACCTTGGAGATAAGTTTCGCCGGAAGAGAGCTAACTTCTACCCCTGCAATGAAGCACCGTTTACAAAGCTCAGCCGCTGGTAACCGATCTGCGGAGTGTAAGATAGACTTAGCATCGTTGATCTTCACCCCGAGCACCTTCATAATATCCCTGTACTCTCTAGCTACCTTAGTACCAACAAGAGTAACGTCGTCGCCCACAATGGCGTAATCCGAGAACAACCCTTCGTGTCCACTTCTGTAAGCCGCTATCTGAATAATCACATGGTGAGTCAGAGCCAGCATAGGAAAGGAAGACTTAGCTCCCATCGGTTGTCCTGTTGCGTATCGAAGGACCCGACCATCCGCTGTATGAAAATCCCGATCGACTAATATAGACTTCCAATTATTTGCCAAATTGTCGTTACCGAGAATCACACCTAATAGCTTTCGCTGGAAGGAAATAGGTAATCTGTCTGTTGCAGCAGTAAGGTCGAAGGAGAAGACCTCCGCGTTCGGCATCTCTGTGAATGCCTTAACACGTGCCACGGCTGCGTCCTGATTATAAGTCCCATCCATGGGAATATCCTTGAGCACGGTACCTAATGCCCGGTGCAATGGATCTAAGACCACCTGAGACCAGTAGTCCAAAATGGCCACGATCCGAGTCTT